TAAACAAGGTTCGTGGTGCAATCGTAATTGTCTTTTCTCCTGATGTCGGTTGTAATATTAACATACTATGATAACTAAATAATTTATTTTTGTTTTATTTAATAAAAAAACCCCACCAAAATGGTAGGGTTTAGTTTAAATTAATTATAGTAATTAGGAAATATCTGTTATACCTGCTGCTACAATATTTTGTTCAGGAGTGTTTCCTGAAACTGCAACTTTTAAGAAATTAGCTGGTTTTTTCTCCATACCAGTAAAACTCAAAGTATATCCAGTCATATCAGCCATAGCTCCACCTGTTACTACAGTACCTCCTGTTACATCCATTCCATACTCTAAACCTGAAAAGAATACATTTCCGTTATTGTCTTCAATAAGAATATGAGGTCTGTTAAAAGAAAGTAGCTTAATTGCTTTGTGGTCTTCTTTGGTTAATTTTTTAAGACTTAACTCTAATACTTGCTCGAAAGCAGTAGTTCCATTCTCTCTACTTGATTGAATGTTTTCAGTATAGGTAGAGTTTCCTCTAACATTATATTTATAAGCATCTGGGTCTCCACCAACAGTAGCGATTACATCCTCATCTGTTGTGTCTGGTGTAATAAGACCTAATCCTCCAAAAGGAATGAAGTAAACAGCGTTGATTCCTCCAACACTATCTTTACAAGGTTCTGTTCTACCTGCCGTAATAAAATCACACATAGTATTTATTTTTTAATTATTAGTTATAAAAAAAGGGTAGGTAGTAATTACCCACCCTCTTTCTGTTTATTTATTTTGAATCTTAGATTCCGTAAGTTACGATGTCTTCAACAACTCCGTATTGTACACCTGCCGTAAATCTCATTATGATTCTAACGTTCTGACTTCCGTCAAGCTGACTCATATCTAGCACTTTAACTTCTTGGTGGTCTGATAATAAACCTGTTCCAAATTGTAAGTTATCTTTAGTAGTTGCGATAGCAGTATTTGCTGCTAATCCATTAGCCATAAAGATTTTTACACCATCAAAGTATAAGATGTTGATGTCTTGGTTGTTTCCTTGAGAACCTACACCAGCAGCACCTTGTCCGTTAGCTTGGAATCCTCCTAAAGCTCTCTTGTAAGCTCTAAAGATGTTTTGAGAAACATAGATGAATAAATCATCTCTACCATATAAAGCAGAAGGAATTGCATCTACTACTGCTCCTAATTCATCTACTACGTTAGCAGCAGTTACAGTAGTTCCTGTAATAGCTTGTGCAGCTGGTAAATCAGTATCTGCAGCTAATAAAGTAGAGAAACCATCAAATGAACCTTCTCCATCAACTCCTGCCCATAAATTCTGCTCATTCTTTTGTGCTACTTTAGCAGCAACATAAGAGATTAAGTAGTCTTGGAAAGAAGATGGTAAGTTGTCAAATGCAGAATATCCCATTGAGATTGCTTCCCAATCAGAACGGAAATCTTGCTTACATAGTTCTAAATTAACTTGTAATTCCTTTGGTTCAAGGATTCTTTCAGTTAAAGTCAAAGTTGAAGTGTCATTGAAATCACAAGAACCATTTTTAGTGATTCCATCTAATTCCAATCTCTTAACAACTTCTTTAAATTTTACGTTTGGTCGGATAGTTAATCCACCATTTGCAATAGTGTTACCTGATAATAGAGCTGCAGAAATGTATTTTCCTGCCGATTCTCCTGAGTAACTTGAGTTTACGATGTCTGTAGTAGTAGCCATTTTATATAATTTTTAATTGAATAACATTCTATTAACTCTATCTTCGATAGTCATAGATTTGTTTGGGTTTGATAATAAACTTTTTTTCTTTTCGATTTGAGCCTCTGGAGAATGTACAACTTCTTTTACATTTTCAGATAATTCAACTTCTTCTTGTTTAGATAACTCTTGAGGAACTTCTTTAGATTCTCCCATTGGTTTATCTTCGATTAATGCTTTAATCATAGAAAGTAGTTCTGCTTTTACTGCTGATAATTCTTCAGAAGTAGCGTAACTCATAGCAGGAGCTTCAACTTCCTCCTCGATTACAACCTCTTCTTTAGGCTCTTCAGCAAGTACAACTTCTTCTACTTCCTCTTTTACTTCTTCAGTTACTTCCTCTGTAGATAACTCTACCGATTCTTCAACTGCAATGTCTTCAACTTTTATCTCTTCTTTAGAAAGATTTAAAAGCTCTTTGACATTATTAAGGATTTCTGTCGCTTTCATACTTATTGGTTTATATTAATATAACTATTTAAAATTTTACTGTCGTATTTTCACTCTTCTTCTTGCTTGTGAATTGAGCCTATGCCTTGCTTCCAATACTCGTCTGCATTGCATTTTCTTTTCTTTGAGTACTTATCACAATCAATAGAATAAGTATTCTTACATTTGCAATATTTAGCTCTCATTGTCTATCTTTTTTAGTTTAGATATTGCCCAATTAACACCTGCAGAACCACCCCAAGCATCCCACATAATACCACCACAACCTTCTGAATAAGGTACGTCTTTATGTTGCTGATGTCTTTTAAATGATGCCATTCTCGCAATAGTATCTCTACTTAAAGGTTCTCTGTTAGCTAACTGACTTGCTCTTGTCCAGCCAACACTTGTACCACAAGAACTTCCATTCTCTTTCTTATATTTTAATGCTCTCTTAGCATTATTAGTTGCACCTTGTGGATAATCACTATAAGACTTTAATTCTACATCTTCGGTTAATAGTTTCTTTATCTCTTCTAATACACTACTTGCTTCAACCTCTTCAATATCTTCTACGTTATCGCTAAACATACCTTCAATACTTAATCCTAAGTATTTACCTTGCTTAACATCTTCCCATACCTCATCATTATCTATCTTCATAGTAACTGCCCAAGCACCTTCTACTGCATTTAATCCGTATAAAGAAGTTTTATCTTTTTCAGGGTCTTCTACTATCCAAGATTCTATAACAGACACACCTCCTGTAAATTCAGCGTGTTCTAATGTTGTATTATTGTTTTTAAGGCGTTTTAAGTATAGCTCAGACGCTTTTCTTACAGTTTCGGTAGAGAACGTTATATTGTACTCATAATCGCCTCTACGTCTGTATATGAGCTTATTTGGTACTAATGCTAAACCAACTATTATTCTTTTTTCTGAATCAACAGTTTTAAACTCTACTTTATGCTTACTTAAAGCTACAAAGTTCTCTTCAATAGCTGGAAATTCTACTAATGATATTGCATCAATTCCATCTTCTTCTCTTGATTCGTCTATAAATAATTCTATTATATCTAATTCTTCCATATTTAACTTATTTATACTATGATAACTTGTTTTATTTTATTCTGTTTTATTTTAAGTACCTGCTTGACTTACAATCATACCATCTAACTGTTGTTGATTAGTAACGTCTCTCGATACTACGTAAGCTTTTAATGGCTTATCAAACTGTGCTTGTATAGCGTTTATAAGTAGGTTTTCATTAGACCTTCCTACTATATTAAACGAAGGGTCTGCACGTTCAGTTGCACCTGCTCCTCCACCACCACCACCTCCTGTAGTATTAATAGGTGTTGCTGCTGATGATGATTGATATTTTTGTCTTGATATAGCTGCTACTTTAAGTAAACCAGCTGCTACTGCTACTCCTGCATTTATTTTAGCTCTTAACAATCCTGCATCTGGTAAAAGTTTATTTATTGGGTTGGCTAATGTGTTTTTAAAAGCAGAACTCGCAGCAGAATAAGTTTCAATTAAAGCAATAGATATATTAAATGCTTTTTCGGTATTAAATGCTTTTCTTTTTATAGCTTCTTGCTTAACCCTTAATTTCTCGTCATTCTGAGCTATTTCATTTTGAATACTTTTTCTTTGGTCAGCAGATAAGCTTTCATTTAATAGCCTATTATTCAATTCTTCGTTTAGAGCATTTGTTTTATTTTGTTCTATAGTTAGCTGTCTTTCAAATTCACCATCTACAAAACTAGTAAGACCTGTCATTATTGTTTGATAACGCTCTATAAATGTCTTAATTTTTGTTTCAAAATCTTCATCGTATTCTACAAATGTAGGTTTAATTATAAGTTCACCTGTTATCTTAGCAGTATCACTTATATCATCAAAATTCTCATCTTTAATAATATCTCCAAGACCTGCCATCTCATTGTAAAACCATTCTACTAGAGGTCTGTCTTTACCTTTACCCTTACCTCCTTTAGATTTGAATAATTCATCAATCAAATTTTCTTCATTTAATTGATTCATTAGTGATTGTATTGATTCTTTACCTTCTTTCTCTATTTTATTAAAATTATTTATTAAAGCAACTCCTTGTTTTTCATTCATAGTCAAGAAATCTCTTTGAATTTTTCTCCTTGCTACACCTGTTTTTCCCTCAAGTAATGCTTTTTCTTCTTCTTTTCTTATTTCTAATTTTTTTAAATCTAATCCTTTTTCAGTCAAATCAGCATCAAGTTTAGCTCTTGCTGATGCTGTTTTAGAATACTCTGTCTCAATTAATGACTGTATAGCTTGTGCTTTAGCTAATCTTTCTAATGCAAGTATTTTATTATCAATAGAAATTACACTATCATCTGTAAGTTTATTATTTTCGTCTAATTTTAGATTTAAATCTTCATATTCTGAATTCGCTTTATTTATAGCTCTATTAGCTTCTTCTGTAGATATAGTTCCTTCATTTAAAGCTTGTCTTAAAATCTTTAAATTAGAACCAGCTTTAGCTATAGGATTATTAAAGCTATCTATAGCTTCCTCTGATTTCTTAGTACTTCCTGCAAAATTATCAAAAGCAGCTATAACTGCTTGAATAATTAATAATATACCTAAAGGACCAGTTAAAGCAGAAAACAAGTCTTTTACTGCTAATTTAAGACTACCTGTAGATTTAGCAGAATAAGCCATTTGGGAAGCGAACTGAGACAAGTTATTCGCAACACCTCGAATACCATAAGGCATATCAGAGACAACCCTTCCAAGTTCCATTGCAGCAGATGAAGCTGACCCTGTAGCTCCTGTAGACATATCAATTTGCTTTTGATACATCCTCATACTCTTAGTTAAGTTCTGATATT